CATCCAAGAGCAGGACACGGGCGTTGGTAGATAGGGTGAGGCAGCAGATGCGGAGGGCCAAGGATATAACATCCACGACACCTCCCCCGTTGGAGTCCAGCGGGTCCATCCGGGTCCCATCCTTGTCTAGCCACATGTCCACTTCGGTCCTGCCCCTGCGGGGAGTGAATTCAACCTTGAAGGTGTAGGAGCCGGGGAACACTACATCAAGGGCGGTCTGGGTGATGTCCTCAAGCCTGACCCTCAGCTGGTCCTGGGTAGCAGCGGCCACGCCCTGGATAAGGGCCACGGCGGCGTCAATGTCCTTTTTCCGCTGGGTCAGGCGGTCCACTTCGGAACGGGCCTGGTCCCGTTGGGCAATCCGGGCCTGGCGTATGCCCTGGAGCCTTGCGGCGGCAGTAGATACCCCGGCGGCGTTCATCGCACGGCCTCCGCAGAGGCAATAAGGCGTTCAGCCTCTGCCATCTGCTCATCATACTCCTTTTGGAGGGCATCCAGTTCGGACTCTGTCCGGGCCTTAATCTTTTCAATTTCATCCGGGGAGTCCACGCCAAAATCTGCCTTCCACTGGGCCTTGATATTGTCTATGGTCCCCTGGGCACGGGCACGGCGTTCCTTCTGCTCGTCAAGGCGGCGGCTGAGAGTTGCTACATCAGGCATTACACGGCCCCCAGGCTTTCAAGTTTTTTCAATACGGACTCTGCCGCCACCACATCACCTTCGCAGTAGTGCTTGATGCGGTCCTTGTCCCCGGCCCTGAAGAGGTCCCACACCTGGTCCCCGTGTTCGTGTTCCTTCGGGTCCGGGAGGTCAAGCAGGAGGCAAGCAGAGCGGAGCGACATGGGGGCATAGCCGCCAAATTTCATCAGTTCCATCGTGTCCTGGTGCTGGATGTCCCAGGGCTTTTTCCCGGCGGTCTTGAGGGAGTTCGGGAGCGGAAGGGCCTGGGCCATGTAGCGTTTAGCCAGGAACGGGATGTCAAAGCCCTTGATGTTATGGCCAATAAGGACCACGCCCGGCTGGTCCAGCCAGGAGCCCAGGGCATACAACATATCCTTTTCCTCACCTGCGAGGGCAGCACGGGAAAAGGCCATATTGTCGGCACCATATTCCTTGAGGCAGACGCAGCAGGTCATCCCAAATTCCGGGTAAAGTCCTGCGAGGTGTTCCAGTTCCTCCGGGGCCTTGTCGGGGTTCTTTTCCCCGGCCCACTGCTGGAACCATGTATTCATAATGCCCGGACGGGGCACTGTTTCAATGTCAAGCACGAGTCTTTTCATGATTGCTTTTCCTTATGGATGGGTGTAAATAAAGGTGGGGTGTTTACGGGTAGCGGCAAACTGGTCCGCAGTCCGTTGGGTATTGTAAGAGAACCACTCATTGGCCTCCTCATCGGTCATTCCCTGATGAACGAGGCAGTCCAAAATCTTGTCGTGGTCATATACGGCCCGGATAGTATCGGAACCATCAAGGGCCTGGTCCCAAATATAGCCCACCAAGGCGGGTTCTAGGTCGGGAAAAATAATGACCTCAAGAGAGTGGTCAGTGGCTATGTCTTGGAGTTCTGCGTGGGTCATCGTCTATCCTTATTGAGGTGGTCCAATACCTCGTTTATTATACCCTTGACGCCGGGGGCGGTTCCCGGTTCCTCTGCCGCAGCCTTTAGGTTGTCGGTAAAGGATAGGGTCACGGAGGCAGCTGCCGTTGCGACCTCTAGGCACTTGTCCATGCGTTCATCCCGCTCTTTTTCCGCTGCGAGGTAGTCTGTGACCACGGCATCAGAATTAAGGGGGAGGTAGTGCGGCGTGACCTGGGCCGTGGCAGTGTCCCAGATATATACACGGGGCTTGTAGTCATCCATGTCTGCGGCCTGGATATTAAGACAGCCCGGAGTAATTACCCGGCGGCCATCTGACCCAGTGTAGACATAGCCCCGGTGATAGTCCCCCGTGACCACTACCTGAACGCCCGGAGCCTCGTCAAGGAGGTCCTGGGCTATCTTACCCCCGGCCATAGGGGGCTTGGTCTCAGCGTTCTCAAAGGTCAGTTGGTGGGTGGCCCATACATCGGTATGGGGGTCAACCGGGTCCAGGCCAAACGGGGCGGCAGTAAGCGTGGGGCCACTAGGGTCCTCACGGGTGCGGAGTTCGGGGAATGACTTGAGGACAATGCCCAGGCTGCTCTGCTCCAGGTTCCCATAGTCATGATAGGGGAGGTCATGGTTGCCCGGCAGGATATAGACCGGGCAGACCTCCCGGAGGTTCTTGAGGCCTACCAGGACCATGTTGACGGCCTCCGTGGCCGCACGGGGCTGGTGGAACAAATCACCTAGCACCCACGCCTCGTCAACCTTTTCCCGGCGGGCTATATCTACCACGGCCTGAATGTCCTGACGCTGGGACTCAATCCAGTCCTCATCAATACGGCAGCGGGGGCGGTCCCCCCGGATGTGCCAGTCAGCAGTTAGAAGAATTTTCATTGGGCATCCTCCTCATCCTCATCCGGGCCGCCAGTCAAGTCCGTAAGCAGCAGGATACAGAGAACAAGGGCTGTCCAGGCCCAGGACCCTATAATGGAACAGACGATGCCCACGCCCATGCCCCAGTGGAGCAGGACAAACGGCAGGACTACCATTGCGGCGGTAAATACGATGACGGCCAACACCGCCATAATTGTCTTGAAATAGGTCATATGTTGCTTTTTCCTTTTCGGAGTTATACCCGGCCCGCCTCTAGGTTGAACTGATGAGGGAATAGGGCAGGCAAAATTCCCCCGTTAATTTCTGAGGGCAGCACCTCACACCCGCAGTTGGCATAGTGGTAGCCATCTTCCTCGTGCCAGGCCCTGAACACCTGTTCCTGGACCGGGACCCAACGCCCGCCATTGTTAGGTTCCAGGGCCTGGGACAGAAAAACATCCACTGTTATGTCCCCCTTGTAGGGTATAAGGTCCTGAATGTGTTCTACAATAGCCCGGTCCAGCTGGGCCCATTCTGATGCGTCCACCCATCCTAGAGTGTAGGTTGCGGAGGTCGGCACCCGTTGTTCTGGGAGTGGGTAAACAATGGTGGCCCTGTATTTAAGGCGGCCCACTACATTAGGCATAATCATCCTCCAGTGAGAGTTCGTCACGACATTCAGGGCAAATCCATTCCCCCGGACTATCCGGGGACGGCACCCAGCACTTGCAGTTAAGTCGGTGGACCATATTCTTGATGGTCAGGAACGGCGGCAGCCCGGAGTCCCGCCCGCACTTTGCGCACTCAACCTTTTCGGGACCCCTGGGGCTGGTTTTCGGCACATATGCTGGTGGTCTAGGCATTTTCTTTTTCCCAGGGTAGTAGGTAGTCAACCGGGGTGATAGTCAGCCTAAAACTGCCGGGAATAAGCCCGGCAACCTTTTCCTGGGCCCACTTCAGGACCGGGGCGAGGTTCCCACGCTTATATTCAACCTTGTCCTGGACCAACAATGCTGCCCGGTAAACTATGGGCGAGTTGTTCAATGGTTTTCTGTTGTTCATCCGTCAATTCCTCCGCAGTCTTTAGCGTGTATTTGGTAGCAGTCAGGGCCTCTAGCCCCTTGGCAATCTTTTCAAGGGCATCCGCAATCCGGGGGAGGCTAAAGGCCAGGGCGTTGGCTGCCTCAAGTTCTGCACGGGTCAGCATGCTCCCTCCAGTTCCATGAACTCATCCAGGTCCAGGCCATAGCGGTAAAGGTTCAGATGTTTTACGAGGTCTGCCCAGGCCGCCTGGGTCCTGGCCCAGGTCCACCCCAGGTTGCGGAAAAGTCGGTGGTATGCTCCCCAGGCCGTCAGCTGGGTCCCCTTGCGGACCTTGGATGCGGCGGGCGGGTCCAACTTACCCTGAAAATAGAGGTCCACCACGGCACGGGCATCGGGACCCATGGCCAGGTAGTAGTCCTCACCCTCCCCGTGGTCATCCCATTCCCCGCAGAGGTTCAGGGCCTCATCCTGGTCCCCAGTTTCGGGGTCAGTAAGTTTCGTGACCTCCCCGGCGTGGCGGGCACTAGAGCGGATGAAGTGGGTGAGGGCCTTCAGCTGGTTGTAGAGGTGGGAGGTGAAGGTGGTCCCCTTTTCCGGGTCATAGTTCTCTGCAGCCCGGCAGAAAATAAGGGCGGCCTCAGCGTTCAGTTCCTCTGCGTCCACGGCAGGGCAGATGAGGGCATAGTGGTTGACCATCTTGTTGATAATTCCGGCACATTCCTGATAGAGTTCGGCGGTTGCTTTCATGGCGGGTTCCTCTGGGCTAAAGATAATTAAACTTGCTGCGTGAGTTGCTTGGGGTCATTAGTCAGGTGGCTGGTCGGGAAAATAACATCAGCCAGTGAGGCGGCGGCCTCCATAGCCTCCTTGAGGCCAAATCCGGGGTCCTGGGCCTCAGAGTTCTCATCAGCCGGGAACAATATGCCCGCTTTTTCATAGAACTTGTAGTCATAGGCCTGGCGGCGGGCCTCTGCCTCCTGCTTTATCTTTTTCTGAAGGGCAGCCAGTTCCCGGCGGTATATCTTGAGGAGGTTCTGAGCAATGGGCCACAGGTGGGTGTATTCATCGTCAGTCAGGTCCAGCTGAAGTGAACGGCTGTATGGGGAGGCCTTGCCCTTTTCGTAATACAGACCAATGTGATGAGGTTCCGACATAAGCGGCTCCCGGTCAAACTGCTTGCGGAAAAACTGCGAGAGCATGGCCCGTTCATCCATGGTAAGTTTTTCAAACTCCCGGCGGGTCCTTACAATGATGAGGTCATCCAGGGACAGCCCCAGGCGGGCCAGGAGGCGGTCACGGAGTCGGATGGCGTTCTCACGCTCCGGGTCTGACTCCGGGGTGGTGTTAATTCTGTATTGGAGGTCTTGGAGTATCTTGCGGGCATCCATGGTTAAGCCTCCAGGCCTTTAGTGTAGGTGCTAGCATAGCGGGGTTGCTGTTCTTCCCAGGCCGCACGGGACTCTTCAGTGACCACGGACTCTTCATAAAAGTCCCTATCAAAGCAGCCGCCCTGAGTTTCGTCCACGGACTTATTCAGGTTGCTCACGAGGCTCTTGAGGGTCTTAATTTCATCAGCGGTCTTGATTTTGTGATTCCAGGAGTTCCCGCATTCAAGCGTGTAGGAAAAGGCGTCAGTCATCTGAGCCAGGGTGCCAACCCAGAGAGTGCGGCGGTCACGATGGGTCTTGATGAGGGCGATGAGTTTGATGGTCTGCTTTTTCATGGTTCTAGTCCTTTGCCCCGGAGGGGCGGTTGAGTTGTCCTTTAACGCTTATAAATATAACTCTTTTTTCATTCCCCGTAAAGGGGTCAGAACCATTATTTTTAGTAAAATTTTATTTACGAAAAGGACCCGCCCCGGATTTTTCCCGGAGGAGTCCTTGAATTTAGCAGGGTCTTTCATATATTTGGATAGTCTGCCCGCAGACCGGGCACACCGCCCCATTTAGGCCGTGGACCAGTTCGTGAACCTCATTGCTAGCCTCGTTGAAATTGGCCTCAGCCTCCCGGTAGTGTAGCAACTCTGTAGCCCGGAACTGGATGAACCTTTTAGCCTCCCCAATCCTGCGGTTGGCCCTCGTTGCCCGGTTAATGGCTATTTGAGCCTCATCCAGGTCCATTCTGGCTAAAGTTTCGGATGCCCGCAACTCTTCCAGGTCATATTTGATGTCCCAGACTTTTCGCTGACTCGTTTCAAGTCTAGTTTCTAGGCTCCGGGCCTTTTCTAGTAGGTCCCCGGCCCCGTCTAACAGACCCGCAAGGGCCTCTACATCGGGCTGGGACCTATACTGCCGGAGGGAGGCCACGAGGCGGTTGTATTTTCCGCTGGCTGTCCCTATATCCACCCCAATGCGGCGGGCCTTTTCTAGGGCACTTCCTGCTTGTTCTAGCCCACCCAGGGCCTCATAGGTAGTCTGGGCAGCCATGTAGTTGGATAGGCTTGCCTGGAGGTCCCGGACCTTCTGGCGGCCCTCGTTTATGCGGGCCTCAAGCCCGGCCAAGTTTTCGGCCAGTTCCTGAAGGCGGTCCACCCACTCCATGCCCTTTACCAGGTCCTCAGCCTTTTCCAGGGTAGCAGTGGCTGCCCGGAGGTCTGAAGAGCACGAGCGGCCCAGGGAGTTGATTTCAGTCTGGGCCTCGTCAATATCCGTAAGGTTGACCAGCTGGTTAATGAACCGGGCGGCCTCCCCCGGAGTGGACGCAATCAAAAATGGCGGGTCCATCTGACGCTGGATATTTACCGGGCCAATATTGAAGCACTGGGACACCTCCCTGGGGACATCCGTGCGGAGGGCCTCAAACTGGGTATTGTCGGACCCGTCAAAAACCTCATACCCGTTAAACTCCGGGGACCTCTTACGGAGCACACTGAACTTGCCCCGGTCCTTCTGAGGGTTGGTATCAATTGCCACATAGGTAGCGGCCCCGGCCATCTGCTTGCCCTTCGGGGTCTTGGTCCAGTCACTTACATAGGCATCACCCTGCGGGCTGTTCGTGATAGCCCAGAGGATAGCACGCATGACTGCAGACTTGCCGCAGTCGGAGTCCCCCACCAGCGTGTTAATTCCCGGCGATAGGTCCAGCTGGGAATTTTCGTGGCTCTGGAAATTATGGATTTGGATTGTCTGTAACATCGTTGTCCTTGGGATAAGGCTTGCGTAAAGTTAGTGCCAGTTGTTTCATGTCTTTAGATACCGGGAAAAGGTAAAGGTGACGGCCTTTGGTGTAGTGCGGCTGGGCACCGGGGTCCTTGAAAATAATGCGGCACAAGTCTAGTTCGGATTGAGCCCCCCCCCGTTGGCCTATTTACCATGGTCTTGATAAGGGCCGCAAGGGAACGGCGGCGAACAAACCTGCCGTTGGTTAAGATGTAGCCATCACGATACTTGCCAGTGGGTCCGGCATATATCCAATTAGTGGCCTGGTAAATTATACCTTGATGCCCCTGGTCTAGGTCCGCATAACTAATGAGCATTTTGAGGTCCCGGCCTATATCTTTAATGAACTGCCGGACTGCGGCAGCAACTATCCGGGAAGTCTGCCCATGTCCCTGCTTGCCGTTGAGGGCAACCCTAACAAGTTCATAGCAGTTGTTCTGCTCTAGGCCAAAAGGCTTGCCTATGTTAGGCGTTGCCCCGTGACCAAATATCACGCACCCAATGAATTCACTAGATGGAGTGAAAAAAGAATATGACCGGGCAACCAATGGGCACACCCTAGAATAGTGGAAATGTTCGCAGGCATACTTTGCCTCATTCCCACAACTAGGTCGCATCCAGGGTTCCTTTATCTGAAACAACTTACCCATTACAACTAGCCTTGATTGCTTTTAGATTTTTCTCAATGTTAGATAATACCGCCAACGCCGGGGCTGGCCACAGGTGAAGGGTAGCAGCAGCCCGGATGCAGTAGACCTCCGGGGCGTTCATTGCCCTGCCGTCCAGGTAGCGTTCAGTGCGTTCGGACAGCTGCGCCACTTCGGGGTCATCCGGGGGCACGCCTACATCGTCTGGGGGGTATTCCAAGCCCTTGAGTGTGGATACAATATCCAGGGCCTCGTCAATAAGTTTCGGGCCGTTCCCCGGCAACACATACTGCTCTATGCAGTAAATAATGCGGCCCTGGGCATAGGGCACCTTTGTTTCAAAGAGGAATTGTGCGAGCGGGTATTGCTTTTTCATTTTTCAATCCGTATCTTTCTGAGTTCAATCCGGGGAATGCCCCGGAGCCAGTCCCAGACCTTCAGCCATAGGAGGCCCAGGCAGAGAATAAATGCCAGTGCATAGTTGGCGTAAATTGGCCAGTGCGTCACTCCGGCCAGTAGGTCGGCATGGATTAGGTAGGCGGCTGAAAAAACATTCCCGCCTATTCCCATAAACACAAAGCCCCAGGACACCCCGGAGGCGTGCCCCTCTTTTATACATTTGGCTATCTGCGGGAGGGAGCAGAGGGCAAAACAAGCCGCCCCCAACACTCCGAAAAAGTTGAACAGCCCGGTCATCCTTGTCTTACTCCTTCATCAGGGTTTTTCGGGTGGAGTCCTTTTGCGCAGTCCGGGCAAAAGGGCTGACGGGCCCAACCCCCGTTGCTACCAATAGGAATTTTGAGCATGACCGGGTTGGTAGTCTTTTGGCCGCACTGGACGCAGGTGGTCACGAGGCTCTCAGCCTTTTCCTGGGCCTTCATTTGAGTAGTGTCCGCAATATAGGCGGTAATGGCTTGCTGGGCCAGGTCCATTACAGTGTTAGCCTCAAAGCGGTCCCGGTTCTTTAGGGCCCAGGCTGCCATCAGCAAAAACTCTTCTGGGTCTTTAGCCGGGGCAGATGGGATATAATGAATTTCAGGCATGTTTTCCCTCCGGGTCTTTAGGTTTCAATGGGTCCCCGTGAGTGCTACCAAGCGGGCAGGGCCGTTGTTGTAACTGGTGTATGGCCTTCCACTGGTTGTCGGAGTCCTGATTGAGCCCCGCAATAAGGGCATGGAGAAATTGAAACTCATTGAGGGCCCACTTAAATAGGACAATCAAGAGCATCAAGCAGATAAGGGCGATGCTAATGGCTATTCCGTTGTTCATAGACCCTCCCGGCGGGCCCATTCTGCGATGAGCAGGGCATCTGCATCCTTGTGCTTGCCAATAATCTTTTCCCGGTTGGGGAAAAGTCGGCAACCAATATCCGCACTGGCGTGCTTGAGTTCGGGTCCCTTACACCCGTGGGGCAGGAGGGCCTTTTGCCACTGGCGACTATCCACATACATACGGGGAATGCCCAGGGACTCAATCGCAATAAGGGTAGCCTCAAGGCTCCGGGCGGCACTTACAGAGGCCTGAAACCTCATGGGGTTAATCATCGGGCGTTCAATGACCACTAGGGCCTCTGACGGGCTGTCCAGGCCACGGATGACTGCCTTCAGCCAGTTTACCACCTCCGGGTAATCTATCCGGGTGATGTTCTTTTTTTCCTTGGTATAGGACTGCTCAGACTTGACCGGGGTTTCAATCATGTCCGCAGCAACGCCCTCCCCCATCCAGGCAATGGTCCCGGTTACGCCGTTGTCAATTCCTATATAGATTTTATGGCTCATAGTTTAGTCCTTTTGCTTATCCAGCACGGGTTTGAATACCTTTTTGAAACACTCTTCGCAGAGGTCATATTGAGTTCCCTGGCTCCGGGGCTTGTCATAGTAGGTGTCTTTCACCTTAATCTGCCGCCGGGGCCTCCGCTTGCGGCAAATATCGCATACAATCATAGGTCTGTCCTATCCTTTGTCATGGCTCCGGGCCTCTGCTAGGGCCAACGGATACATGGCAGTTGTGGCCACTATAAAGGCCAGTTCATCTGCAGAAAATTCCCCGTTCAAAATCATGGTGAGGGCGGTCTGGACGGCGTTGGGGCCGGGGACTTTTCGCAATTTGTTCCAGATAGCCATTGCCGCCTCGTCACGCTGGGACACACTAGGCATACTTGCCCGCCCGCTTGGTCTTGATTTCATCCTCGTGGGCCTCCCATTTGGCCTGGACCTTCTTGGTGAGGGCCGCAGCCATAGCCTTGTCCCGGTCGCAGAGGTCAATGAGTTCCTCACGGGTATAGGTCACGCCAAAGGTCTTATTGAAGAGTTCGGAGCGGGCCGGGTCCTCAGCAGCCCAGTCAGTAATCCACTGGACAGATAGGGTGGAACCCTTGCCAGCTGCCTTTTTAGCCGCCCGGCAGTCATCCGTGAGGTTGTTGTCCTTTAGCCACTGGGTGAGGGTTTCAAGGTTTTTAGCGGCCTTGCCGTCCCAGGGAATGTTATCAGCGGCCTTGGTGAGGTCCCCTTTTTCATCCCGGAGGTTGTAGAGGTAGTCAAGATTGGAGCCAATGTTGTCTATCCCATAATCAAAATACACAGTGTATCGCACCTTGCGATAGGGGCGGGGGGTCTTGGACTTAATACACGATGCCTCAACATAGGCACCCACGATGTCCCCGCCTCGTTTAATCTGCTTGATGGTCCTGAGGAAAATCCGGGTGTGGGAGTAGAATTCAAGGGCCTTGCCGCAGGACACTTCCCAGTTCGGACCATAGCCCATGCTGCCAAACTTGTCACGAATTTGGGAAACAATGATGAGGGAGCAGTTGGCCTTTTCCAACTTGGCATGCTTGGTTCGGAAAAACTGCTGGCTGAGGAACTTGGCTATCTGGGCCCCATAGTCACCGGGGTCCTTCACCTCCAGGTTCTGCTTGGCCTGGTTAAGCCGCTTGGACTCCATATCCAGTCGGGACGCATCTGCGAGGCCGTCAAGGGAGTCCACCGCATAGATACCCAGCGTGCCGGGCATAAGGTTCTCAAGGAACATAGACACATGGGCATCCATCTGTTCTATGGTTTCAGAGTCCTGAACAACCTTGTTCCCTATCTTCTGGTCATCCGGGTGAATGTTTACGCCGTAAAGATACGAGGTGTCAAAGGTGTCCCCGGACTCTGTGTCATCAGAGAACCAGGCCACGCCCTCGTGGTGCTTATGGTAGGCTGCCGCAATGATTTCATTTTTCAGAAAAGTCTTGCCTGCGGACTTGTCGCCAATAATGTTAAGCACCATTCCATAGGGCATTCCCAGCACTCCCTTGTCCCCGCCCACGGCAAGGTCTAGGAGGTCGCAGCCCATCAGCATACGGGGGCCGCCTTTGTCGGGGAGGTAGGCGTTGATTTTAGCAGGAGCCATGAGCATATTCCTTATTTGTTGAATGTTATCAGTCATTTTACTTGTAGATTATACCTAAAAGGCCGGGACCTTAATGGCCCCGGCCCTTAACCCAATCAAGGGAGTCTATGGCAAATTGTTCCCGGTTAAGGTGCCCTGGGCCAATTCCAGGGGTTGCCCAGTAGGTCCTAATGTTGGCTCATGGTCCTACTGAGGAGGCCCCGCCGGGTCCACTGTCCTATTTTGCCAACTTTTACTGGCAGTGGGGCGTCACCTCATCCGGGTAATTTTTAGCGGCGGCGGGAACCTGCTGCCCGGCACTTGTCATAGATAGCATCCGGGCAAGTTCCGCAGGCATTGTGGCGGTCGCAATCCGTTCCCCAGTTCAGGCCGTGCGGGCACTGCATGCTCTGGCGGGGGACCTCCTCACGGGGAGGTTCCGGGCGGCGGCGTTCCTGGCGGGGAGCCTCCTCAGCCTCGTCAAACGGCATGGACGGGGCATTCTCTTCAGGCCTCATAGAGGGCTGCGGCGGCCAGGGGTCACGGGACTCTTCGGCAACCTCCTGGCGGCGGCGTTCACGCTGCGGGGCCTCATCCTCATAAGACGGGCGGCGGCGTTCCCTGGGCGGTTCGGGTTCATATTCCGGCTCAGGTTCCGGGTCATGGCGGCGGGCCGGGCGGTCATCCTCATAGGAGTCACGGCGGCCATCTTCCTGCGTGTCCTGCTCCGGGGCCTGGCCAACGGCCTCATCCTCATCGTTGCCATACATAGCATCCAAAATCTGCTTGGAGGTCGGGACAATAAGGTGTTCGTCAAGGCTCACGCACTGCTCCAGGACCTCATCAGACACTTCCTCATCCCGGTCCAGGAACTGGAATGACTTGGCCTCGCAGAACTTGTTGGAGCCCAGGGCCTTTTCGCTTACACGGAACGACACCACCTTGCCATCCGGGCCAATGGACGCAAAGGGAATAGGCACGGGGCCTTTAGATGATGCCCCGGCCTCTTCAATCAGTTCCTTATTGAAGCACTGGTGGGAGGTCGCAAAAATCATCGGGGCATCTTCGGGTCCGTTGCGGCCAATCAGCTGGACATTGTAGATAGCACGGCGGGACGGGGTAAAGGCCTTGGCCTCCTCATCACGGCCCTCATCATAAAGTTTCTGACGCTCTTCACAAGCCGGGCATGCCTTGCCATAGGTAGCCTTGGGGCACAGCATATCCTTCTTGTTCGGGCCCAGGTTGCGGTGAACCCAGACATCCAGGAGGTAGTCCCACTGGCCTACCTTGCGGCGGCCTGCAACAACCTCCGGGTGCTTCGGGGACTTAATCTGATAAGGCAAAATGTTGAGGTTCACCCGGTCCATTTCCTTTTTCATCGTAAAGAATTTGAGTTTGACCCCAGCCCAATTCATAAAGGACTGGCGGGCCTCCCCGTAAGAGTCAGAGTTGGCTGCCTGCTGCGCATAGCGGGAGCCCAGGTCAATAGAACTGCGATTGAATGCCATAGTGTGTTTCCTTATTGGTTAAGATAATCACGGACCGCATCAGCAGAGGCATCCCCATAGGCCCCGCCCTGGAGGGTCGGGGCATTAGCCTTTGATGCAGCATACTTTTCAGAGAGGGTCAGGCGGGACACAATCTCAATCATGGACTTCTTATGGTCCAGGGCCTTGAGCATAGAGTCCAGGGTGATATAGTCCGCATTAGCCCTGACCACAGCCGCCTTGAGTTCCACCAGTTCCGGGTCAGCATCCAGCTGGGCCTGAATAGTCCCTTCAGTGGGTTTCTTGCCGTTGTCAGCTGCCTCCTTGCGGAACTGCAAGTTGAGTTCGGCAGACCTCTGGGTGAGTCGGTTCACGGCGGTGTCCCGGTCACTGCGGGCCTTCACTGCCTGGTCAGCATAGTAACCATAGAGAGAGGCCTGGCGGGCAGCCTCCCCAATAAGGTCGCTGCGGTCCAGTTCCAGGTCATTGTTAGAGTTGATAGTTGGTTCCATTGTAAATTCCTTTTTCGGTTCCTTTGCTTTATACCTTCGGGGCCGGGAGTCTAGTTGATAAGGCCTCAAAAATTCTCTTGCGGGACAAGTCTAAATAATTTTGGCTGATGTCCAGTCCTATATACCTACAGCCTAACTGAACTGCGACAACCCCGGTTGTCCCGGAACCATTAAATGGGTCTAGGACCAGGTCACCCTTATAGGCTAGCAACTTGATGAGGCGTTCTACCAGCTGCGGCGGGTATGGGGCAGGGTGGCCTATTTTAGTGGCTGACTCTGGCATAATATCCCAGCTGCCTTTTACCCAGTGGACAAATTCATCCGGGGTGATTATAGGCTGTCTGCCATTGGCCGCATTATTGGGTGAGTCCTTATACCCCACTAAAATTACCTCATCCAGGTTTGGTATATAGGGCTGTGAGGGGGACCCAAAAGAACCGAACGCAGTCTTTGAGGGGACTTCAGTTTTATGCCAGGTAATGATAGTGTAAAATTTCCACCCAGCCTCAGCCATCGCAGTCCAGCACTTATAGGCCCAGAATGAATTATGACGGGTCCACATCGGTCCGTTTACGCACAGCCTTGTTCCCGTTCGGGCAAGTCTGTAACATTGGGACCATATGCTTTTCAGCCAGTCAAAATAGTCTTTATCCTCCCGGTCATCCTGAATTGAATCATAATCAATATTCAAGTTGTAGGGGGGGGGATGTCACTATCAGGTCCACGCTGTTCGGGTCCATGGTGGCCATCAGCTGAAGGCTGTCCCCTAACCGCAACTCAATTCCCCCATGGGCATCTAGTTGGGATTGATAATATGATTCAGCATTAAAGAGTTGGCCCATCTTTTACCTACCCGTGCGGCTGCGAGCGGAGGGCCGCCAGGACAATAGCCGGGAACCCGTTGTCATAGGTATTTTCACTGAATGCCTCCAATGCCAGGGCCGCAACCGGGTCAAACCTTTTGAGCAGCACGGCGGTCATGTAGCCCGTCACGGCCCTTCGGATTGTTTCGGGGTCCTGGGCGGTTTTCAACTTGGCCAGGACTCCGGCAATGGTCCCCCAGGGGGCACGCTTGAGGATAGCCTGACAGAGTTCACGGGTGTCCGGGTCATCTTCAAGGCCTCCCTTCAACACGGCCAGCTGCTGCTCCCGGTCAGTTATTGGCATTACCTTTTCAAGGGCCACGAGGGCCGCACGGGGGGAGCCGTCAGCGGCGGCCACGATAGCCTCAAGCAGTTCCTGGTCCACCTCATAGTTTTCGGAGGCGGCCACGCCCTTTACCAACTTGACAACCTGGCGGGGAGTAAGCGGGGCAACCTCCCACTGGGTGCAGCGGGTGTTAATGGCCTTGCCCTCGTCACCCTTCAGGAGTTGTTTGAGGTTAGTAGTGCAGAGGAAAAAGAAAACACGCTTGGGGCAGTCTTCAAGGGGCTTGAGCAACGCCCTCTTTGCGTCAGTAGATAGGCCGTGAGCCTCGTCAATGATATAGACCACGGACTTGCCGCCAATAGGCGGGTATTTCAGCTGCTCAATAATTTCACGGATGGTGTCAATGCCTCTGTTATCGGCGGTGTTGATTTCATGAATAGTCATATCCGTGGCCCCCAGGATAGAGCGGGCAACGGCACGGGCCAGGGTAGTCTTGCCGCATCCACTGTCGCCATAGATAATATGGGCGTGGGATACACGGGTGGGCTCCTGGGCAAAGTGGGCCCGGAGTCCTTCAACAGTGGCCTCGTTACCTATGACTTCATCAAGGGTAGCCGGGCGGTGGGATTGGTAAAGGGACATGTTAGATAATTCCTTTGGAAATGTTGTATTTTTCAGTTAAGAGTTGAGTGATGTCTTCAGCCAGGGCGTCAACCTCCCCGGCAGAGGGCTTTTGCCCGGAGTAGTTTTCAAGCAGGGCAGCTGCTGCCGTTTTCACGCAGCCCAATTCAGCCTGGGCTGCCTTGAGTTCGTCCAGTTCGTTTTCGTAGGCATCCCGTTCTGTCTGAATAGTCGCAATCACCTTGTCTGCTTCATACTTGAGATAAAATTCAGCATACTCACTATGCCTTAACTCGTGGTGATATACATTCAATTCACTCATTGGTGGCCTCCCTACCTACTGAGGCCGTGGTCAGCAAGGGCCTTGGCTGCCTGCTTGTGCTGGTAGGGCTTTTTGTGGCGGAGTCCCCTGGCCCGGTCCATCGGGTTCCAGGAGGTGGGAACACCCTGGGGCATAACATAGCCCCGTTCCATGAGGCGGCGGGTGCGGCGGTTCGGTTTTGCGTCTTGGGTCATAGTCTTTTCCTTTGGGTTGAGTTCATCAATTATAAATACCATGTTAAAGTTATACCCCCAGACCCGGTTGTTTGTGAGGGGAGGTGTCCGGGTCCAGGGGCATATATGGTTCCCGGATTTTCTCAGAGTTTTTGGAGGGTCTTCAGACAAAATCCGGGGCAAAAGTAATAGACCCTAATTCAAACCTGGTATGCAGGCCGGGTCAGGTATCACTTCCAACCTTTTCCCGGCCCGCTAGGCATTGGCCACTGCTGTTAGCCACCAGCCCTCTATGGCTCAGACTGGGATGCCCCCGGTATTCACCGGGCTATCTAGTCAGTTGAACTAGCAGCCAGGGCCTATTCACGCATGGCTCCTCAGCGGTTATTCGCACTCATAACTGAGCATCGGTGGTCCGTTCCCGGACCTATTGCCCCAGCGGGACTTGGACCCGCAGTCTTCACCTTCGGAGGGTGACGCTTTATCCAGTTAAACTATGGGACATTGGGTAAGCGGCCCGGCGTTGTTAAAGGACTCAGGGGTGGGACTAGACACCCCTGCGGGCCGCTTACATTCTGTTTATACCTGGGTGGCCGGGGGGTCCTAACCTAGTGCCCCCACCTCCTTCATCTCAGCCCAGGTCCCACCCACTTCGGAGGCCTCCCCCTCAATTACAAGGGGCACGCAAATCCACGGGAACACCTGGGACACCCGCTGGACCCCGTTTTTGTAGATGGTTCCACGGACCTTTTCGGACTCGTTTTCAGCCTCTAGGACTACAAGGGCGTCATGGATTTGGCCCACTATTACAGAGGCCAGGCCCAGGTCCTCAAAGTCTGCGACATTCCAGATTAAGGCCCGGAGCAGGATGTGAAATGCACTGCCCTGAATACAGCGGTTGGTTGCTTCGGTATATCCCATGGGGCCAAAGCACCTGAACCCGGTATATGACTGGACATATCCATAGTCCTGGTAGCGTTGCCACTCTTTTCGCCTCCACCTGTTATACACGGCAAAACGCTTATTCCAAAAGATGTCGTCAGCCTTTTTAACATGGTTCATGAATTGGTCTAGGGTCCTGATGCCCTTTTTAGCCAGCCAGTCTTTAGCAGTCTGCGGCATATTGTTCCACATACCTACTGCGCAAGAGCGATAGGATGCCCCATAAAAACTGCTAAATACATACCCGGACTTGATTGAACTGCGTTCCTCCTTGGTGATGTCCTCCGGGCGTTTCATATACATGTCTGCTGCCGTGTCCCGGTGCATATCTGACTCCGGGTTCTGGAGGTAGTGAATCATTTGCGGGTCATGGTGGTAGGAGGCTGAGACCATCACCTCAAGGCTCTTGTAGTCATATTCAGCAAACCTAAAACCGGGAGGGGCCACGAAAAGGCTGCGGAGCAACTTTTTCATTTCCTTGTCCCGCTTGGGAATGTTCTGAAAGTTCGGGGAGTCCGCTGAACTGCGGTATGTCTTGGGCCCGGCATCGCCATCCCCTCCTGCCCCGGCGGCGAGGTTGAAGAACGGCCTGATGAGCCACTGGCCCGTGGGCTCGTCAAAAACCGCCTCCCGGATATAGCCGTCAAGGAATGTATCACGCATCTTGGACCAGTGCCGCATATCTAGTATGGCCTGGCAAAATTCCCCGCCTATCTTGGACAGCGTTGCTTCACGGGCATCCCGGCCATCCTTGTCGGAGTATTTCAAAATGTCGTAAAGCAGGGTGACCAGCTGCTTGTTAGAGTCCGGGTTGAGGCTCATCCCCTTTGCCTTTTCATAGGCAGCTGCCTCCCTAGAGTCCATCACCCTTTTCCGGGCTGCCTCATACTTTTCGGTCATCATAGCCTTGAGGCCGTTGACCTTATTCATATCAATCGGGAGTCCGTTTGACTGGACCTTTGCGAGGGCCAACATGCCCTCCATAAAAAACTCAAAGGCCCTCATCTGGTCCGGGGACAGCATAGGCTCCTGGCGGTCCCGGAGGTAGATGGTGTAAAGGCTATCCAGGCCGCAGTAGTAGGCTATTTCACCCCAGGGGACCCCTACACGGGACTTGAGGAGATTAAACGCATTACATGAGTCAGGATTTTCACCCGGCATAAAACTACTCAGCCAGCGGTCAGCAGCGGCATCATACCCAAGCACGCCCAGTTCGCAGTAGGTGTGGAACTTTAGGCCCACCTTTTGGTTGTTGTCTATTACATGGGCCGCCAGGCAGGTGTCCCAGGACCAGTTCATGGGCCAGGGGGAGCGGGTAGAGCCTAACCCAGAGCGGAACCGGGACCAGCACGCCTCAAAATCAGCCTTGTGGGCAATAAGTCCAGGGCCATTATACAAGACCCTCTTCCAGGCATCTATAAGTTCCGGGCAGTCCGGGTCCCACTTAAACCCAATGGCCTTGTATTCCCCTTTAGACCTCCAGGCAAGGGAGGCCGCCACGATGCGGTGGCCGTCACGATGGGGCTTGAGGCCCGTTGTCTCATAGTCAATAGCAACATCCGGGGCAGATGCTCCGGGAGCGGGTTCAGCCTCCCTCAAGGCCTCGTCAATTAAGCGGGCCGCCTCACGGGGGTCCGTGGTAGTCTTTACCTGGTCGGGAATTTTCGGGAGGGGAACCCCCACGAGGCTCATGGCCCTTCGGAGGTGCTGCTTGAAATACATTTCCGGGCAGGCATCATCCTTCTGCCATGATAAAAAGTCCACCCCATAGGTCGGGCAAATCCAGCAGTTGTAGGTTCGGTCAGGAATACACTTGCCAATAAAGTCGGTGGCCTTTATGTTGGTTATACGGCCAGCGAGGCGGTCCCAGATTAGGGCCTGGGTAGATACCGGGCCAAGACAAATAATGACCTTCGGGGCCATTTCCTTGATGAGGGCATCCAGGCGGGCCTTACAACAGAGGCTCCGGGCGGTCCCGGCATCCTTATCCGGGCACGGGCACTGGACAGCATACCCAAAGGCAGCGGCCTTTTTCCAATCACGGGGCAGCCCACGGGTCCCCTCAGTGTCCCAAAAATGATGATAGGCCGCCCCGGTAAAGATTTCAGAACTGGTTTCACGGGCGGCAGGGTAGTCCCCCAGGATGAGCACCCCGGATTTTAGGTTGCCCTTAAAGGCGGCAGTTTGCCCGGAGCGGTCCAGGCCGCAAGCATCACACCCGCTCAGTTTAGTCGGGGCCTTGCGTTTTTCGGTGACGGGCATCGGGCCCAAGTTGAAAAAACCCATAGAAAATTCCTTAAAAAATAAAAAAGTCCCCGGCCCAGGGACAATGGCTAGTAAACCCAGGCCGGGAACCCCCTGATGGAAACAACTACTCAATCACATCGGTGGATACCAGCTGGGCAAACCCTTCGGAGGTAAACACCATGGTATCAGTTTCAGAGCCTTCAGCGTGGACCAACTTGAAGTCCATAGCCTTGCGGCCCGCCTCCATAAGGAACGAGGTGTCAACCCAGACAACCCGGTTCAGGTCTGTTTCCAACGGAGTGTCCCACGGGACAAGTTCGGAGGCGTCACCAGTGTCCTTCTTGGCATAGAGTTCCAGGCCATCCTTCTTGAAGGTCAAGCGGACAAGGGAGGCACTGCTGCCGTCAATACCGCTGGCCATGGTAGCAACACGGCCCGTTGCTTCCAGGAGGTCCTTGGGGAGGCGGCCTGCAAGGATAGCCGGGGCACCCTGGGCCTCAGTGACTGCTGTGTTAAACATCGTGACCGGGAACTGGGCGCAGTCCTTCAACTTGCAGCTGAAGATGGTCCCGTCAGCATACTTGAGGTGGAGCCACGGGCCGCCCATAGCATAGTCAGTCGGGTCGCCCAACTTCATAAGGTCATTCACCACCGGGTCATCAATCCAAAGCGGGTCCATGCTGCCCTGGAGGGCACCAACGGAAATGCGGGACTGGTCGGTGGACATCACCTGGGCGTTCTGGCCATCCGGGGAGGCCGCAACGGCAATACCACGGAGCGGGGACGGGTTGCACGAGAGTTTACAGAGTTTGACGGCATCCATAAATCCACCCGGCAACTTTTTCCACTCTGCTGCGTCCAGGCCCAGGGTGTTAATGTATTCACGGACCCTCGTGGCGTCAATCATAGTCATGCGGGCGTGGGTGCGGCCACCGCTGAGGTTCACTTCCGGGCCGTTCACCTCAATGCTAATCATCGGGGCGTTAATCTTGGTGACCAACTTGAAGAGGTCGGCGGCCTTGACGGCACCTTCCAGACCTTCAGCGGCCAGCGGGGTAGATACCGCAATGGTGTCATTGTAGGTGTGGAGGTAGCCCGGAGTGAAGAGGAATGCGTCAGCACCCACGATGAGGCTGGACCCGGTTTCAACGCCGGGCATACACTTTTTCATTGCGTCCTGGAGGGTTGTTTTGGCGAGAGTAATCATGGATTATTCCTTTGTAGTCGGGACATTGAGTTTAAATGCCGGGCACAACTTGTCCTTGAATTGTTCCAGGCCGGGGCAGTCTAGGCAGCCCCCATCGTTGATAAGTTTGAATGCAGACTGGGTTATGTAGTCCCAGGTAAACATCCGACAGAGTTCAGAGAGTCCGGGGAGGCCCGGCGACACCAGGCAGTAGCGGTAATTTATCCAGCATCCTATGCCGGAGTCAATGACACTCACCCCCATGGGCTTGCCCTTCACTAAAAGGGTCATGCGGGAGGCGAGGCCCTGGGGGAGTTCCCCCAATACTGCTTCCACCAATCGGTCCGGGTCAAATACCCCGTCCCCCTTTTTCCCGGCCCAGTCTGCTAGGTAGTCCTGCGTGGCCTTTTCGTCACGGGACTTTTCCCACGGGACCAGCTGGCAGTTTTCCAGGCGGGCATTAAGGTTTCGGAGAGCAAGCGACAAGGCCTTGCGGCGGCCACGGAACTGGCCACCCTGCCACTCGTCTAGGATGCGGCTGGGCCTATATACATATTGCTTGTCCCAGAGGCTAGGAACACCGCTATCAGTGGCAAACCCAGCCTCAAATTTTTCATCGGCAAGGGAATAGTCATCCAGGTATATACCCGGCAGGACAAGTTGCCCATCCTCTGGGTCCCGGACCTCTATTGACTCCCTGCCATAAGAATTGCGGCGGCATGACACTAGATACCCGCATGCCCGGAGCCAGTAGGGGGACATCAGAAAGTTCGGAGCCTCCCCCAGATACTTATGGCAGTGGGCAGCTGCGGCCTTTAGGTAGGTATCAGCATCAAGTCTTTTCATCTAGCCATTCCCCGGCTGAACAAGGCCCAGGCCAAAGGCATTAACCTTCGGGGCCTTTTTAGTGGTCGGGGCCTTTTTAGCAGTGGCCTGGAGGGACCCGCCCGCCTTGATGCGGTCAATGAGGGCCTTGGACACATTCCCGGTCTTGCGGCTTTTTCCACCCATGTTAGTTACCTCCTTCAGGAACCTGAATCACATCATCCGGGTCCTCTGCTGTTTCCTGCGTCACCCCGGAGGCAGCGTCAGTAATGTAGCCCAGTTCATCGTAAACACAAGCCGCAATCACGCCCACCATGACCCCTTCGGAGTCCTTAAAGGCCAGCCAGTTCTTACCCGGCTGCGGATAGAGCGTGAGGGTGTTCGTGAACGAGAACAGAGCCTTGAGGTCAGCCGTGCGGAGGCCAATGGGCTGGAACCCGGCGGGGAGGGCGTTCAACTTGATGAGGCCCTTGGACTCTGCAGCCCCAATAATCTCAATGCGGCCACCCGTGTAGATGTTCTTTTGCATCAGCATCAGGGACCCGTTCTTGCTGTGGAGTTCCACATGGCTGAGGTCATCACTGAGGAGGGTCAGGATGTCCTTATTGAGGACAACCGGGGTGGACTGGTCAAAGTCCTTAAACTTGGAATAGATGTCACGGACCTCGTTGAAGGTAGTCTTGGGGCAGCCGCAAGTCTTTTTCTGCTTATAGGCCCCGTGGGTGGTAATGAAGCAGACCTGGCCGCCCTCCACCTCAATGTTCGGGGACTCATAATCATTGGCAAAAAAGTCCAGGGCTGCCGGGAACACCATATCAGGAGTAAAACTGATGATGATAGTGTTATCCATGTTGGCCACATAGAGTTCGGAGCCGTTGCCATGAATATGGGACTTCATGCGGCCATTCTGAGCGAGGGCCACGGCCTGGGCCATCATCAGTTCGGTTCTTTTGGTAATCTGAATTTTCATAGTTGTTTTCCTTTTCAGTTCTTTTGCTTTTATACCTTCGGGGCCGGGAGGCCGCAGAATACATCACGGAACAGCTGGACCCTGAAATCATCCTTGCCCTGGTAGTTCCACACAAGGCCATCCTCATTGTTTCCAATCGCAACTACGCCCTGGCCCCAGTCAATCGGCCAGGCCTTGTCGCCTTCAGCATTCCAGAGGGTCTTGACTTCTTTTCGGAGGTTCGTGGACAGCCAGCCGCCTTTAGAGAGCACCCAGTTTTCAAAGTCCCTCCAGGTAGTCGGGGCGGTCCCCCGGCTCTGAATAAAGCGGATAGCCATGACACCGCAGCCCCAGTTGAACCCGGTGAAAAAGTCGCCCACCGAACAACAGACCCAGTCATCATTTTCCGGGGCGTTGCCCTGGTCAAAGGTGGAGCACTTGAGGCCGTTCTGCCTAAAGTATCGCATGAACTTGCCCAGCATAAGGCTGGAGAGGCCCTGGGAGTCTGAGGAGGTCAAGAACATTCTGTCCCAGTCCAGGCCCATCTTCTGAAAGTTCGTTGCGAGGCCACGGGAGTTCGCTGAGTAGGAGTAGGAGTCAAAGGTGAGGTGGGTCACCCCGGCCTCCTTAATCCAGCCAATGTATTCATCCACCTTGTCCTTGGAGTCATTGATAAACATCATCCAGGGCTCAATGCGGGCTACAACCCGGACCCCGGCCTGGGTCAGGCGGCGGCCAGCCTCAAGGCGGGCGTGGAACCCAGGGGCACCAGGCTCCATCCTCTTCAAAAATTCCTCGTCAGAACTAATCAGCGTGAAGTGGATGGCAGCCTTGCCCTTGTTTTCGGATAGGGCCTTGAGGTAGCGGTCATCACTGCCGGGAATAGGGCTTTTGGTGTTAATCATCGTGGGGTAGCCCCAGTCACGGAGGTGTTCAAGCACCGCCAGGCTAATGCCGTGCTTGCGTTCGGCATTGTGAAAGTCCTCAAAGCGGATGCCAAAGCGGATAGGGATGCCCAAGCGGACCGCATTCAGGACCTCATTTTCACCGCTCACCTTTTCGCCCTTATGTCCCAGGAGTTTGTCCAATTCCTTGTTTACCACTGCCGGGTCGCAGTGACGCAACTTGAGGTTTTTCCCGTTGTCAAAAAACGAGGTATAGAGGGAACTGCGAAAATAATCAGCAAAGCAGTAGCGGCAGCCCATCGGGCAACGCAAGCCATCCCAGGTGTCCAGGTTAAGGGGCATGGGGCAGGACTGGGCCCGGAGGCTGACCTCAATAAAGGACTGAAGGCCCTCCGTGGACAAGATGCGTTCCAACTTGTCCATTTCCCCGGTCGCCAGGTTGAATTGGTGATAGTTAGACTTGCGGCCCTTCTGCTTCTGCTTGTAGAGGTCGCCGGGGGAGTTGTTGAGAGTGGTCTGCCGTGGAACCGCAGTGGCAATATACTTGCGGGCCTCCCAGTAGTCCATAGAGTTGATTTCATCAAGGGTCATAGCAGTTTTCCTCTTTTGAGTTTGGGGCGGTTTGCCCCGTTGAGTTCCTTTTCTAGGTCGGTTATACTAAACACTTCGGGCCTTTGCCCGGATAGGATGGCACGGGCCTCATCTAGGTCCCCCACTCCATCCCAGGTCCGGGCAATAATGTCATCAATGTCCCGGACCCCGGCCAGCCAGAGCCTCTTCCACTCCAGGACTGTAAATGTGGAGGGGTTGGGCACCGACATGCCGCAGCAGGTGTTAGTGGGCTGGATGTATTCCCGGCTGGTCAAAAAGTCGGGGCACCCCAGGGTCACCCCTTCTGCCTTGGCAATTTCAATAAGTTCCCGGTGGATAGGTCCCCAGGTCCCATCCTGGGTCCCCTTCCATACTGCCTCAATATCTACCCCGGCAGCATTCATCGCCTTCAGGTTGTAGTCATTGATATGCATGAAATATGTATTGTAGGTGCGGACCCCCACGGACTTAACTGCCTGGAGGGCGGCCCGGAACTGGGCCGTGGTATGAAGGCCTGGAACAAAGGGCTCACCATTAAACGCAACTGGGACCCCGGCCCGCATAAGTTCAGCGGCGGCATCCAATCGGACCTTCGGGTGGTCCGTGAGTTTGCCCTCTAGGTGTTCCCAGTCCCAATCTAGGCCGGGGGACATTTCAATCATTACAGTGGCCTTGCCCCTAGAGTCCTTGAGCATATCCAGGTCCCGGCCTACCAATAAAGACGGGAATTTTGTCTGGACTACATAGGACCAGTCAAAGGTATTAAACACTGAGAGTATCTGGCGGGACACCCCGGTGACCTTTTCAATAGGCTGGTAGGGGTCTGCCTTATTGCCAAAGCGGATTGTCTTTTTTGCCTTGATAGCCCTCCCCAGGGGAGTCTTGGGGGCCGGGTTCTTTAGGCCGTTTTCAAGTTCTTTTCGGATTGTTTCGGGGTTTGCTACCTTCTGGGCCATTCCCCAGGTGCGGTTCATCCTGCGCAGGTAGCACATAGGGCACCCCACGCACTGCCAATAGGTATCTACCTGGAGTGATAGGGGGCACCAGTAGTGGTCCCCCCGTAAAGATACTGGTGACTTGAATTCATCCATATTCAGATTATACCGGGGTTGCCGGGGCTATTCCCCTATGTTCCACATGACTATTTCACCCACGAGGCTGTCCCGGTTCTCCATAATCCACTTCCAGGCCTTGCGGTCATAGTAGGGGTTGCACGGGAACGACACTGGGGTGTCCACCCGGTCTGAGTAGGCATAGCCCTCGTCAATTAGTTCTACACTGGAGTTGATAAAATCCTGCGGGACTCCCTTGCTGGCCATATACCGCAGGACCTGTTCGTGGCTCCGGGAATAGCCCAAGTGGACAATTAGCCTAGTCTGCGGGCGGTTGAGCCGGGACAGCCCAAGGGCCACCCCAGATGCCAATGTAGCACTTGAGGCACTCACTACTACATTGACGGGCCCAATAATGTATTCTGGCCATGTTTCTGTCAGTTCCTGGGCGGTTGCTTCCACGCTGGCGGTAAACTTTAGGCCGTTGGGGGCCATAGCCCCTCCGTGCTCCACGCAATCCTTCTTTGCGATGTTCCAAAGAACCGCAGACATGAGGTTGCCCCGGAGCGGGACCAGCGTGGCCCCAAGTTCCTGGGCGTGGGCCTGGGACTCCCGGAGGTCCCCTGGCTTGTCATCCTTGAATACTGGGTAGTAGACCCGCACTGGGAACCCATAATCAGGGGCAAGGTAGGACACCCCCCACCCGGCCTTGGAGTGACGGGTATCAAGGACCCCAACGCAGGTCGGGGGAATGAGTTGGGCCCGGAGTCCATTCAGCCAGGAGGTTAGGCCCCGGACCTTGCTGAAAGAGGGTCCGGGCGGCGGGCATGATAGGTCCTCACGCTTGACCCAGATGCCCAGGTGACGCTGCCATGGGGTATGCGTTGAAATTTTCATCGGCTCCCCCTCCTGCCCCGTCTGGGCGGCGGGTTGTCCTCATATTCCTCGTCATCCGTATTCACGGCAACCTCGTGGAGCATCCGGGCCTCTAGGAACGGGCGGCCAATAGCCAGGCAGGAGGTGCAGACAACCTGCTCCATGACGGCGGCCCCCTCACGCTGGGTCTTACAACTCACTCTGTAAATTCCCCGCTCCTTTTCCTCTTCAGTCTGATTAAGGACTATCAACTTGGTCACATGGCCTAACTTGCGGATGTCTTCAGATAGGTCTGCGTCACCTGCGTCACGGGTCCCGCCCACTGTCTGGCGGCCCGTATGCGAGGCCGTGATGATAGCCCCCTTGCGTTCAGAAGCCAGGCCCCTCAATGCCATCCAGGTCGCATTAAGGCGGTGGCGTTCATCCAGGTTGTTCCTGCCGTGGTCCATATTATCAGCGGCGTCAAGCACGATAACATCCGGGACAAACTTGTCATACACCTCCATAGACTTCAATTCAGCCCGGAGTCCGGCAACGCTCAGGGAGTTCGTTGGCCAGGTCCTTATTTCCAGGCGGCCTCCCCGGTTATACATGGCGAGGCGGTCCTGGACGGCCTTAATGCCTGCCGGGGTGCTATCTACACGGGTGGTCTGAAATTCCCGGTCCTCAAGGGCCCACTGGTCTGGCCCGGCCTCTACAAATTGAGGGCACGGGGCCTTTTCGCCATAGCGGGAACAGCCTGAAAGATACTGCCAAAAACGGCGTATCACCTGCGGCTCCGACATTTCCAGCGAACAGAAAAGGACCTGCTTGCCTTGAAGGTAGGCCGTGATGGCAGTAGCCATAAGCCACCATGACTTGCCCCTTTTCGGAGGGGCCGCAAAGGCAACAAAATCTTCACGGATAAACGGCCCAATGACCCGGCCCAGGACCTTCGGGAACTTGAACAACTCTTCATCCTCGTCATTAAACGCCCGGAACACGGCATTGGAGTCCGTGGCGATATTTACGGCATGGGCGTTCCTAACAGTGGGCTGAACAAATTCAGCAATAAGTCGTTCTGCGTGCGAGGTATCATTGGATTTCACGGCCCGCTCTAGGTCCTCAGTGAGCATCTTCACGGCCCGCTGCTTGAAATAGCCCATAGCCATATCCACGGCAAGGGCGTTGTTGGTCGGGGTCCATTCGTCACTCATCGTGGACAAAAAGTCATAGACCAGTTCGGCATCTGCCTGCTGGAGTTCCCCGGCCCGCTGGCGGTAAATATCACTGATGGCTTTTCCCGGAGCCTCCCCACGGCGGTCAAAATACTCCCACACCCAGGAGGCCACTGCCCTGCTAGGCCCGGACTCAAACAATTTAGGGTCCCCGGCGGTCCGGCAACGGGCCAGTAGTTCAGTGGACATAATCAGGTTAGACAACACCCGGCGTTCAATAGATAGGTCAATTGGTTCTTTGGTAAGCATGATTGGTTATACCTTAAACAATGGGGGTTTACCTGCCCCGGCGGGCTAGGATTTCAGTGAGCAAGTCCATATCAACGGGGGCCTTGCCGTCCATTACCCCGTCCAACATTTTAGCACGCTGGTCCAGGACCTCTATTGCGTCCATGTCAATCGTGCCCTTGGCCACGAGGTAATATGAATTGACCGGGACTCCCTGGCCACCTCGGTGGAGGCGGTCCTCAGCCTGGCGGTGGTCATTAGGGGTATGGCTAAATTCAAGGAACACGCAGTGGCTGCATACCTTCTGGAACCCGTCAATGCCCACGCCCCCGGCCTGGATATTGGCCACCATTACCCGGCACTTTTCATCATTGACAAATTTCTGAACGGCCTTGTCCCGGTCCCCAGTGGACATTCCCCCGTATAACTTGGCGGCGTGATATTCCTTCATCTCAGCCGTCACGAGGTCCACCACATCCCGGTGCCAGGCGAAAATCAGCAACTTGTTGTCGGTGTCCTCTAAAAAGTTCCTTATCCATTCCATGGCGGGTTTTTCCTTCACGGAGTAGGCTGACCGCAGGAGGCCTGCAATGCGTTCCCTCAGTTCAGCCTTGGTGGTATTGTCCTGGCTAAAGGCCTCATGTTCAGCGGCCTGGTATTCTGCCAGGGCCTTCTGGTCAGGCTCTAGGGGTATCACATCCACTGTCTTGGGCGGGAGGTCCTTCATGACCTGGGCCTTGGTTCGCCTAACCATTACATCTACCAGGAGGCGGTGGAGTTCCTGGATGTGGGAGGCACCATTATAGGTCATCCCAAACCCATTAGACTTCGGGCCGCAATAGCGGTTGAGGTAGTGGTAATAGTTGGGGAATTTATCAGGCGAGAGGATATTGAGCAGCGGCCAGAACTGGGCGGGCTTGGACCGGGCGGGCGTTCCGCTCATCCCAATCAGTCCTGGGATGACCTTGGACAATGCCCTAAAGGCCTTGGACCTCTTGGATGTCGGGTTGCCTATGGCCTGGCACTCATCGCCAATAAGCAGCTGGAACCCAAACTTGGCCAGCGGCCCATCGGTAATAAAGGCCCCGTTGCCGGCAATATGCCCGGCCCAGTCTGCTAGAATATCCCAGTTGATAATGTAACTCACGCCCGGCTCCATCGGGAATGGCTTGCGGCCAGACAGCACCCCAATCCGCTTAAACATAGGGCTGACTGCGGGGACTTTTCCCAGCCAGTCCTTAAAGGCACGGGCCCACTGCAGTTTAGTCGGGGCGTTCACTACAATCAACGCCGGGAATGCCCCAGAGTAGGCAAGCCACGCAAGGGCCTGCACTGTTTTTCCCGTCCCCATATCATCGCCAAGTGCGGCCCTGCCCTTGCGGAGGGACATGAAACGGACAAAGTCAACCTGGTAGGGGTAAAGGCCTGGGATGAGCGGGCGGCATTCCTCTAGCCTCACGGCCTTAATCTTTTTTGCCTGCTCTTCAGTCGGGTCCGGGGGCGGTGGCAGAGGGGCTGCCGGGGCTGTTTCCTTCTGCTCCTGGGGAATAGTCCACCCGGATGCTATCAGCCACGCTACATAGGCGGGCTTGTCCGGGGCATCCC